GAGTTCGCCCGCAGACGCGGCAACGCCAAGTTTCGAGGATGATTTCGTACGCGTTTTCATGGTTGTTTCCTTATGTGATTGATGGGTACTGCAATTCGAATCATACACAAGTTGGCAAGAAATACAAGTTTTATTCGCTCCCACAGGAGCGTCTTTGGGTCGCGGGTGATAGTAGGCGCCGGCGCTCCCGTGGGGGAGGGGGGAGCTGGACCACGAGACGACTTTTGAATGATAGTAGTCCTCTTCCCCACAAATTTTTACCCACTCGTAACTTACCTATATTTTCTACCCACTTGTAACTTACCTATATTTTCTACCCACTCCTAACCTACCTATATTTTTTACCCACTCCTAACCTACCCACTCCTAACCTACCCACTCCTAACCTACCCACTCCTAACCTACTCACCCCTTGACACAACCTGTAGTTTCTGCCACACTGCGCTTATGAAAGTCGACCTGTACCCCATCTTCCGCCGCAACCCCCGAGGTGCGTTCAACAACTTTTTCAAGTCTTCGGGCTTCCTCGAAGCGAAAGCCTACCTCGAGTCCCGGGGGCTCGGTGAGCCGGACATCTTGACCCGCTCCCGCGGGAGCGGACCCGGAGGCCAGTCCGTTGCCCTCGCCCACCCGCTAATTGCGCTCGAGTTCATGCGATGGCATGATTCGCAGAACTACTTTTCGAGGCTTGATTCGGCTCTCGGGCTGACAAAACCGATCGGCGAATGACGTACCAAACCTCCAACACCCCCGCAACTTTCGACATCGACCTTGAAACGGTGGCGTTTGCCGTTGCCCGGAACCAGTGTGGGGCGAAAATCCCCATCGACGACCTGCTGACCGAGTTGGGGCTGACCCCGACGAAGTTCCTCGAGTTCGCCGACGACCCGATTTTCAAGCGATCGGTACAGCTGTTCGCCAAGGAGATGACGGAAAACGGGGTCAGCTTCCAGATGAAGGCCCGGCTGCAGGCCGAGGAACTGCTGAAAAAGCAGTGGAAAGTGATCCACGACCCCGACACGCCCCCGGCAGTCGTCGAAAAGATGATTTCGAACACGGTGCGATGGGCAGGTTTGGAGCAGCGGCCGGCACAATCCGACGAAAACGCCGGCGGATCGGCCCAAAAGATTCAGATCAGCATCAACTTGGGGCGAGCCGACGAGTACGAAGCCCGAAAAATAGAGGCCACGGCCGAAAGGCTGCCCGATGGCGCTTGAGTTCCTGCTCGATTACGTGCCTCCGCCGACCGTCGCGGCGTTTTTGCGCGATAAAACAGAGGTTAAGGTCATTTTGGGGCCGGTGGGGTCGGGAAAATCGTCCGGATGTATCCTGCACGCGCTGAAAAACGCGATGGAACAGGCTCCGGACCGCGACGGCATCCGTCGAAGCCGGCATGTGGTGGTCCGCAACACCATGCCGCAGCTGAAACTGACGACGATCAAGTCGTTTTTGGACTGGATTCCGCACGGCGTGCTTGGAAGGTGGGTTTCGAGCGATAAAACGTACTACATGCGGTTCAACGACGTCGAAGCGGAGGTGATTTTCCTCGCCCTTGACGATAAGGACGACGTTGCGAAGCTCTTGTCGCTCGAAACGACGACGGCGTGGTTCAACGAGTTCCGGGAAATCGATCAGGACATCTTCGAAGGCATGACGAAGCGTATCGGGCGGTATCCGTCGAAGAAAGGCGGGCCGGGGCCGACGTACAAGTGCATCATTGCCGATTCGAACATGCCCGCGGTGGACACGTGGCTGTACAACATGGCCGAGCGGCTCATCGACAACAACTGGGCCGTGTTCAAGCAGCCCGGCGGGCGCGATCCGCTGGCCGAAAACGTGGAGAACCTGCCCCCCGGCTACTACGATCCGACCGGTTTGTCGGACGAGTACGTCCGGGTGATGATCGACGCCCAGTACGGCACGTCGCAGGCGGGGTTGCCGGTGTATCGGCACACGTTCGTGAAATCATTCCATGTCTCGACGGCCCCCCTCAAGACGATCCACTCGGACAACACACCGATCGTGGTGGGGCTCGACGCCGGGCTGACGCCGGCGGCGGTGATCGGGCAGCAGCTGCCGACCGGGCGGGTGTGCATACTCTCGGAAGTGGTGACGCCGGCGGACGAGAAGATGGGGATGGAGCGGTTCCTCCGCGACAGACTGCTCCCCCATCTCAAGAACAAGTATCCGGGAGCGAAGCCGCTCGTGGTCGTCGATCCGGCTGCCGCGCAGCGTAGCCAGCCGACGGAAGAGACGGTGTTCCAGATCGTGACGAAGGCCGGGCTCAAGTGCCGACTGGCGTCGACGAACAAGACCGAGCTGCGGATTTCCGCCGTGGAGAGCCTGCTCGGGCGGTCGGTCAACGGTGGGGCGGGGTTTTTGATCGACGGGGGCGCGGCACCGGTGCTCGTGAAGGGGTTCGAACATGCGTACCGGTATGACAAGAAAAAGGACGACGAGCCGACCGAGAAGCCGGCGAAGAACTTCGCCTCCCACGTCCATGACGCCTGCCAGTACCTCGCGACGCACTTCGTCGGCTCGCTGACCTCGGGGGTGGGAGCGCGCAAGGCCCTGCCGGTAATTATCCCGTCGGCAAAAGGATGGACCTGAAAGGCGTCCGTCGGTGGGCGAAACGCATGGCGTACTGGGCGCCGTGGAGCATGCACACGGAGGACGACTGGTTTCAGATCGGGTGCGAGGCGGTCTTGCGCAGCTCGAGGTACGCCGAGATGACCGAAAAAGAGATGTCGCTGCGGGCGTACTCGGGAATGCGGGACGCGCTGCGGTACGAGCGGCGGAGGTACAAAGGGCTGCCGGTCGTAGCTGAGGAGGAAGTGCGGGATACCCCGCACTACGAAACCCCCGAGGCGTGGGTTACGCTCAACGAGTCCCTCCAGCGGGCATACGACGCCCTCCCCTCGCCGCAGGCGAAACGCATCGCCGAGTCCCTCATGCGGATAGGCTCGGTGGAAACGGCCCGGGCGTTGGGGTACAGCGAAGGGCGGGTGTCACAGGTTCGATCGACGCTGCTGAAGAGGTACAGTGAGTAAGTTCAAAGAGTTGAGTGGAATGTGTGGAAGCGCTTGACGCGCCGCAGAATACCCCGTAGTCTGTACGGACTCTCTCCTCCTTCTCTCCCTTGAGCCCGCGCATGTCGCGGGCTTTTTCTTGACATCGTTAAGGGAGTTGCGTATTGTGAGCTGGTACTCACTTACGCGAGCGCGATGTCCGCCATTCAGAACGGGCTCCTGCGAGTCCTTAGCAACGAACAACTGATGGCTGCCGACGCGGCGGCGCAGGCTGCCGAGGCACGTCAGAACGAGCCGGTTATCCTGAACCTTGCGACGTATGTACGCAAGTGTTTCGATGCCGCCGATCGAGCGAAGAGCCTTCACGAAGCGGACATGCTCAATGCGTTGCGGATGCGCAACGGAGAGTACGCCCCCGACCAGCTCGCCGAGATACGAAAGACGGGTGGTTCGGAAATCTACATGCGCGTCGGGGCTACGAAGATGCGCGCTGCGCAGTCATGGCTGAAGGACATATTCCTCACGATGTCGCGGCCGTTTACGGTGGTCCCAACGCCGGAGCCGGACGTCCCCTCGGACCAACTCAGCAACGTCGACGCGCTCGTTCAGCAGGTCATCGCCCAAGGCGTCATGCAGGGGGCGCCGCCCCCGATGGCGGAAGAAATCGACGCCCTGCGGGAAGGGACTGTCAAGCAGATTCGGCTCGAGCTTGACAAGGTGGCGAAGGAGCGGGCGGAGCGGGCGGAGCAGCGCATCGACGACATCCTGACGGAAGGCGGGTTCTACCGCGCGCTGGACGAATGCCTCTCCGACATCACGACCTTCAAGGGGTGCATCCTCAAAGGGCCGATCGTACGCAAACGCGTACAGCTGAAGTGGAAACGAGGCGTTGACCCGACCACGCAGCAGCCCGGAGCGTGGCAGGCGGTCCCGGTTTCAGACTACAAGTTCGAGTTCGAGCGGGTGAACCCGCTCGCGTTCTATCCTTCTCCCAACACCTGTCGGCCGGACCGTGGGTACGTCATCGAGCGGCACAAAATGTCGCGGGAAGACCTGTACTCCCTGATCGGGGTCGATGGGTTCGACTCCGCCGCGATTCAGAAAGTTCTCGAAGAGTATGGCCTCGGCGGGCTTAGGAACTGGCTCTCCGTCGATTCGGAAGAGCAGCAAGCACTCGGCAACCTGACAGACCTCTCATCGGACCCCGCTGCGCCGATAGAGGCACTCGAGTTCTACGGTTCCGTACAAGGGAAGCTGTTGCTCGAGTGGGGAATGGCACCCGACAAGGTTCCCGATCCGGTTGCCGAGTACCGCGCAAATGTGTGGGTGATCGGAGCGTACGTGATTCGGGCGACGCTCAATACCGACCCGCTCGGACGTACGCCGTACTCCGTGTCGAGTTGGGAGAAGTTGCCGGGCTCGTTCTGGGGGATCGGGCCGGCGGAGTTGATGACGGACGTTTCCGCGGTGTGCAACGCAACTGCGCGGGCGCTTGTCAACAACATGGGTATCGCGTCCGGACCGCAGGTTACAGTCAACACAGACCGACTCGCCGAAGGCGAGAACATCACCTCCATGTTCCCGTGGAAGCTGTGGCAAACGAAAAATGATCCGATGGCGAATGACTCAAGCCAACCGATCGCGTTTTTCCAGCCGCAGAGCAACGCGCAGGAGTTGCTCGGGGTCTACGAAAAGTTCACCACGATCGCTGACGAAGTTACGTCAATCCCCCGGTACATGATGGGGGACAGCCAAGTCGGCGGGGCCGGGCGGACTGCGGCGGGCTTGTCGATGCTCATGAACGCGGCGAACAAAGGCATCAAAAACGTCGCGAACAACATCGACACGGACCTGATCGTCCCGACAGTGGAGCGGGTGTATTACTTCCTCATGCTGTACGACGAGGATCAGACGATCAAGGGTGACGCGCAAATTCGCGCACGCGGGGCAAGCGGGCTCATGCTCAAGGAGCTGCTCAATCAGCGCCGGCTCGAGTTCCTGCAGATTATCAGCAATCCGATCGACGCACAGCTCATCGGTCCTGACCGTCGCGCAGTGATCCTGCGGGAAATCGGTAAAGGGCTCGAGTTTCCGATCGACGACATCGTTCCGTCTGACGCCGAGATTGACCAAGTCCGGCGTATGATGGCGATGCAGGCTGCCGCTCCCGCGGGAGCGACCCCAGAAAAACCCGACGATCCGACTACCGTCGATCAGGAGTTGCGGGCGAATTCAACCGGGCCGAAACCCACGGCCAACCAACAGGAGTAGCACATGGCACAGCTTACTTGCGTCGGCTTTGCGCAAACGACCGTCGGCACGACTGCGACGGCACTGAACACGCTTGCGTCCATTCCCGGCGGTGCATCGACTGTCGAGATTGCCGTCGAAACGGCGGCGATCCGTTGGCGCCCCGACGGTACCGCTCCGACGACTTCTGTCGGTAATCCGGTCGCTTCCGGAGGTACGTTTGCGGTCGAAGGAAAGCTGTCCAACGTTAGCATCATCGCGCAAGCGGGGACGGCGACGCTCAACATTACCTACTACGGGTGAAGAATGGACCAGATTTATACGACAAAGGGGTATGTTGACCCCTCTATCCTCGAGAAAAAAGTGGTTGTGTCCGACGAGCCACAGGCACACATCACGGCAACGGAGTACTGGCTCGAAGGCGAACTGGTTCGCCGAGATGTTGATATCGCCCTGAAAGGGCGCGAAATCGCCCTCGAAATGGCGAATCTTTCGTAAGGAGCACGAAATGGCAAACACCCAAGCAATCTCCGGCGTAATGAAGCAGGTCGCCCTCGGCGCCGTTGTCGACGGTAAGGCGCTCAAGGCGGCGCTGTACCTCGCGTCAGCGACTACCAACGGCAGCAACTCGGCGTATACGGCTACGGGCGAAGTGTCGGGCACGAACTACACCGCGGGCGGGGTGTCGGTGACCAACGCCAACACCGCCTCGCTGACTGGCACCACTGCGTATTGGACGCCGAGTGCCGCGATCGTGTACACGACCGTGACGCTGGCTACTGCGTTCGACGCGGTGATGATCTACTCGACGACCGACTCGAACCGCAACCTCGGGGTCTACACGTTCGGATCGCAGACGGTTACGGCGGGTACGGTTACGCTGAACATGCCGACGAACGACAGTTCCAACGCGCTCATTCGGTTCGCGTAATGTCGAAAGTTCGGTTGCTCGCCGCGGCGGCGCTGCTGGCCTTCGGGCTAGTGGCGCACGCCGGTAGCCGCGTGTTGTCCTCGAGCCTGACCTACTTGGGCACGATCAGCATTACGCATAGCGACGGGAGCTGCGCCGAGTCGCCCAACGCTCGCGCACTCGGCTTGACGTACAACCCGTCCGGCAACGGTGGCGCAGGCAGCTTCTACATCAGCCATCGCTGGGGTAGCGACTGCATGGCCGAAATCACCAAGCCAGCAGTCGGCGGTACGGCAACCTTCATCCAGTCGTTTCAGAGTGTGCTCGGTAACCTGTCGAGCTTGGATGCGTCGTGCTCGAACGGTTGTTACATCGGCGGACACTTGCTGCATGCCGGCAACCTGTACGTGACGGGCTTTACGTACTACGACGCGGACGGCAACCAGCCGCTATCGATCTGGACGCGCAGTCCGACGCTATCGAGTACGGCCGGACGCACGGGGCCGGTCGCTGCGGTGACTGCCGGCAATCAGGGCATGGCGAACGCGTGGATGGACAATGTTCCGGCCGCGCACCAAGCCGCGCTGGGGCAGGCCGTCATCGGCGGGTGCTGCTGGTCGATCATCACGCGCACGTCACTAGGGCCGGCGCTGTATTCGTTCAACCCGTCCAGCCTGGGCGCCGGCACGGCGATGGTGCAGTACCCGGACGGGCACCAAACTCTCAACGCGTGGGGCGCGGCCGGCTCTCACCCGGAGGCAAACCCCACGACGAAAATCGGCGCGATGACGTTCGTCGATGGAACCGACACGGTGCTGTTCATCGGCAACACGGGCACGGGCGAGTATTGTTACGGCACAGGGTGTACCGACCCGGACGCGCCCGGCGTGCAGGGCGCCCACGCGTACCCCTATGTGCATTACGTGTGGGCCTACGACGTCGACGACCTGGCGCTCGCCAAGGCTGGGACGATCAACCCTTGGGATGTGCAGCCTTACGCAATGTGGGAGTTGCCGAATCTCGGCAACGTCACTTACTCCGATGAGTGGTCGGTGATTGG